AATCCACAAGAAGGCTGGATGGACTGACGAAGAATGTTTACCATTGTGGTGCATTGCCGAAGACACAGCATATGCTTTTTGCAACTTTGGAGGAGATCTTGTGCAATTTTTTGGCTCAAATCCTTCAGGGCACCCCCTCACTGTTATCATCAATTGCATTGTGAATGCCTTGTACATGCGGTATTGTTTTGCGGAACTTTGCCCAGATGAAGGTAACACATACGAGAAGGCGCGAAAGTTCAAAAAATTTGTCGCTTTGTTAACATATGGTGATGATAACACAATGGGAGTGTCGAGAGAGATCAATTGGTTCAACCACACAGCTATCCAGAAAGTGTTAGCATCAATTGGTGTTAAGTACACAATGGCTGACAAAGAAGCGGAAAGTCGACCCTTCATTGACATCACAGAAGTTTCCTACCTCAAGCGCAAATGGCGCTGGGATGAGGACATAGGTGCAGTTGTGTGTCCATTGGAGGAGAGCTCAATTCACAAGATGCTTACATGGTGTGTCCCTTCAGGAGAAGAAAGTGCTGAGTTCCATATGGCTTCTGTTATGGTATCAGCAGCAAATGAATGGTTTTGGTATGGCAAGCAGAAGTTCAGCGAAGAGCGGGAGTGGTTGATTAAACTTGCTGAGGAGCACGGTATTCTGCGCCACCTTGAGTACAAGAAAATGCCCACTTGGGACCAATTGTACGAGAGGTATTGGAAAGCTTCAGAAGGGGTTGAGACCAACCGTTCCAAGGGGTGTGTGTCCATTCACCCGCGCGACATTGTCGCCTAAGTAAGGACTTTACATATAGATCTGCATGTTATATATTTGCGTGTGATTTCGTATATTCATGAGTGTGCTATATGTCCGAAAACCCATCCATCACTATGGATTCGCCTATTTAGGAGTGAGGGTGAAGGGTGCCCAGAAAAATTACACACTTGCATGTAGAGTGAGACTACTCTTGCATTTTACATATGTCTTGCAAAATTTACAAAAACGACACAAACAAAACAACAACAATCAGACATTGATGAGTATTTTTTTGAATGCCCACAATGTGACCACACCATGAAATTTGTGAATGGTGTATCTCTCACCAGCGATTGCGAGCATTGTTGCCCTGGGTGGAAGTGCGTGATGCAGGCTGATGAAGTTTACCTAGCGCCTAAGGTCGGTGAGATGGAGGTTTCTCAAACGCAAACCACATCCTTTATGGACGCTGCCGCTGGATCGAAGGTGGGTGTTGGAGTTCATCATGGAGAGTTGGATCTAGCAGATGCCGTGGTATCAGCTGATTTGGCTCAGTTTTTGGCGCGTCCGGTGCGCATCGTTTCATTGGACTGGACTCAGAGTGTACCAGCCGGAAAATGGGCTACTAGTCTTCCGTGGCAGTTATATCTCAATAATTCTGTCATTAAGAACAAGTTACAGAATTACGCATTTATCCGTGCTAATATGAAGATCAAAGTTGTTACCAACGCTTCTCCATTTTACTACGGATCTATGCGAATGTGTTATGCTCCCCTGACCGGATTCAAGCCAACCACTGTGGGTGTTGACACTACCACAGAGTTGGTTGGGTATTCTCAACAACCTGGTGTGTGGATTACACCACAACATAGTGAGGGTGCTGAACTTACACTACCCTTCATTTATCCGCGGTCATTTCTCCCTCTAGGTTCTTCCAGTGCTACACAGTGGATGGGTGCTATACGACCTCT